GATTTGACAGTCTAATTAATAACAACTCACAGTAACTTGGCAGTCTTAAGTAATAAGAATGTGATGCAGAATTGCACTCACTATTATACAATTAAGGACAGTGTTTTTTGTTCTTAAATATTTTTTGTGGTTTTATAATGGGGGTTTTAATGCTAAGGAACCTTTCTAAGCTATAAACGACCCAATTCGACCTTTCGTTATCAGTCTGAAAAAAAAATTTCTGATATATAAAAACAAACGGTCAGTCCACATATTAGTGAAAAAATTTTCCAAGATTACATTGCCTGTGAGGGTTGACTCAGTTACTGATGAATACATAATCACGATACCTGAGTCTTTTGTACAACAATTAGATCTGTACGAAGATCAAGAACTTACATTAGAACTATACGAAGAAGGAATCTACATCCAAGAAGCATGAACAAAACATATCACATATACTTTGAGGATAAGTGTTTGTTTAAGAACCTAGATCAACATGAGTTTGATGTCATCTGGGGGAGAATCTATAGGTCATACCACACAGACAGTATTACATATGAGTGTGTTGGTACAGATTGTGACATTGTTGATAGTGGTCTTTTAGCAGATGCTTCGTACTGAAGGTTATACATGGGGTCCTTACCTGTGGCGAACTACACTTAACGATGATATTATAAGTGTAATACTTAAGAGGGCGAACTACTATCGTGGTGATGAGTCTGCCACACCTATGCTACCTTTTAACTTTGATGACCAATGGCATCTACCTAAAGAGACACAGGATTGGTTCTGGGGGATTTTTAAACCCCATCTTAAAAAGTATTTGGCAGGTTATAGTCGGCACAATCAACTACCTGCTCCTACCGATGATGATATAAGTAACTGGGCATTCGACCATATATGGGTTAACTACTACAAAGAACATGATATGACAGCACTCCACAATCATGTAGGAGACTTGTCTATTGTGTTGTACCTACAAATACCTACCTATGAGGATGAGGTGCTTGGAACTGCTCCTGAGCCTGGTTCTATTACATTCTCGTGGGGAGATTCCAAGAAGACATTCGTACCAAAGGTAGGAGAGTTGTTTATATTCCCATCAGGGTTATACCATATGGTAATGCCACATAAGACTAAGGGTGCAGAAAGAGTATCCTTATCGGCAAACTTATACTATAAAGAACCGTTCAATGGATAAACTTCATACATGGGGTCCTCCTATATGGCAAACTACTCTGAGTGATAGTATTATACAAGACCTATTAGAGGAGGGCGACGCAGTTCGTAACAATAGACAGTTCAATGCTGAGAGTGACTTGGCAATGAATACACATGATGAATGGAATTACACTCCAGACTTCATTAAATGGTTCTCACAGGCGATTAGAGGCAAGTTAGATGAATATATGCAGATATGGGGAAAGCATCAAGGACAGACATATAACAAGTGGTTGTCGTATTGGTATATTGATAACCTATGGGTCAACTATATGCAGCAGCATGACTGCAATCCATTACATGATCATACGGGAACTATAAGTTTTATCATATATCTGAATGATGTACCTGAGCTTAAAACAGAGAAGCAAAGACTGAATCTAACTAATAACGGTCCTATACCAGGTTCTGTCATGTTTACTCATAATGATGAAAGGAAGGAATTCTTTCCTAGCAAAGGGCATTTTTACCTTTTTCCTTCTAATACTCTCCACATGGTTGTACCGTATAAGAGCGATGTCACTCGTATATCTGTATCAGGTAATATTATATTTCCAACCTGATTGTCAACCACTATATAATGTGTTATAATAATGAAGTGTTACAATCATTATGGCTAAAGGATTTACTGTAAAGGCAAAGTCACCTGCCAAGAAAAAGGCGACTCAGGAATGGGATTACGATAAAGCATGGGAACTATTGAGAGGTAAGTCTCTCGTTTTCTGTATGCCAGGTCGTGGATGTTCATATGTTTTTCTAAAGAACTTTGTTCAAATGGCATTTGACTTAGTTCAACATGGAGTTAGCATACAGATATCACAAGATTATAGTAGTATGGTTAACTTTGCTCGTTGCAAGTGCTTAGGAGCAAATGTTCTTAGAGGACCTGATCAGATACCTTGGGATGGTAAGTTAAAGTATGACTACCAGTTATGGATAGACTCAGATATAGTCTTTAAGACAGAACAGTTATTACAGTTAGTCCTAATGGATAAAGATATAGCAGCAGGTTGGTATATGACAGAAGATGGTCAAACCACTTCAGTTGCTCACTGGTTGGATGAAGACAACTTCCGTAATAATGGAGGAGTCATGAATCATGAGACTGGTGAAACCATGTCTAAGAGAAAGAAACCATTTACAGTCGATTACACTGGTTTTGGTTGGGTTCTTATTAAGAATGGAGTATGGGAACATGAAGAGATGAAATATCCTTGGTTTGCACCTAAGATGCAAGTCTTTGAGTCAGGTGATGTACAAGATATGTGCGGAGAAGATGTATCATTCTGTTTAGATGCATTAGAAGCAGGGTTTGAGATATGGTGTGATCCTAGAATTAGAGTTGGACATGAGAAAACAAGGATTATATAATGATAGATAGAAAGATAAACAAGAAAACTAGGCAGGGTAACGGTAAGAATACAAAATATTCTGCGTCGTCCCGAAACGCTGCTCGTAAAAAATACCGTGGGCAGGGCAAAAATTAGCGAGCGTTCCTCGATGATCACTGTAAAGTTCACTATTAAACAGGATGGATCTATAACCGACGAGGTAGTTGGTGTAGAAACATTGCCTATGAAAGAATGTTTGAAGAAAATACGAGATCATATAGATGATAGACTAAAGAAAGATGATACTTTATATGAAGAAATACTAAAAGATGCTGAATGGGACGAGAAAAGAATGGATGTCATAGGTCAAAATGGCAATGATGGACTACATTATGAGGATGAATACTACGAAATGGAGCATAGTTCTGAGTGTAGTTAAAAAAAATTAAAAAATAGGGTATAAATAACTCACGAACCCTGTGCCAATTTTGATGGCAGTCAATAGATCCCACTCTTATAAAGATATTACACTCGATTTTGTACCAAATCCTGTAACAGGAGACTTAGCAGTACTCAAAAACGAGAGAGCAATCATGCGTTCTGTAAGAAATCTTGTCCAAACTAGAATAAAAGAGAGATTTTACAGTGATATTGGATCAGAAGTATCAGATCTTCTCTTTGGTTTTTGTGATGTTGCAACTGGAGGAGTCATAGCAGACGAAGTTAGGACACTTATAGCGACATTTGAACCAAGAGTAGCGAATGTTGCTGTAACAGCGACACCTAATCCTGACTTAAATGAGTATGAGATGGAAATTAACTATCAAATTGTTGGAGAACCAAAAGGTATACAGGGATTTGCGTTCATTTTAGAGGCAACTAGGTAACAAAATGCCAGTAAGTAAGTTTACAAATCTAGATTTTGATCAAATTAAGGATCAGATTCGTCAATATTTAAGATCAAACAGTAATTTTACTGATTTTGACTTTGAAGGATCGAACATGTCGATCTTAATTGACATTTTGGCATACAATACTTACATTTCAGCATTCAATAGTAACATGGTAGTCAATGAATCCTTCTTGGATTCAGCTACTTTAAGAGAAAATGTTGTTTCTTTGGCAAGAAATATAGGATATGTACCAAGATCTCGTAAATCTGCTCAAGCAGTCATCAATTTTGACTTTAAGTTTAACGGAAATAGTAATACAGTAAAATTAAACAAAGGATTAGTCTGTGTTGGAGCATCAAATAACACTTCTTTTACATTTTCTATCCCAGAAGATGTAATTGCAGCATCTCCTGTTGATCAAGGAAGCAATATTTTAGTAAATCCACCAAGAACTGCTAAATTTGAGAACCTCATAGTCTATCAAGGCACTCTTTTAAAGAAAAATTTTGTAGTAAACGGTAGTTTAGACCAAAGATTCATATTAGAGAACTCATTTATTGATACTGAGTCTATTAGAGTGTTTGTAAGGAAGGGTGGAGCTACTGCAGGACTAGAATATTCAAGAATTGACAATATTACAGCACTAGATTCGACATCTAACATCTATTTGATACAAGAAATCAAGGATGAGAAGTATGAATTGCTATTTGGTGATGGATTTTTTGGTACAAAACTAGGAGATGGTGATATTATCGAAATAAGTTACATTATTACTGAAGGAAAAGGTGGAAATGATGGTAAATTCTTCTCATATAGTGCAGATGCGGTAGATGATGCGGGTAATTCACTCGCTGCAAGTGCAACACCTGTTATAAACACTATACAAAACGCAAAAGGTGGTGGTGATATAGAAGATATAGAGTCTATTAAGTATATTGCACCTAGAGTATACTCATCACAGTACCGAGCAGTTACCACAAAGGATTACGAGGCAATAGTACAGAGTGTTTTTCCTGATGCAGAGTCTGTTTCAGTGGTTGGCGGTGAAGAATTAGATCCACCTGAGTTTGGAACTGTTGTATTGAGCATAAAACCAAGAAATGCAACATTTTTATCTGATTTTACTAAAACAAGAATTTTAGATCAATTAAAGAGTTACGCAATAGCAGGAATTAACCAAAGAATAGTCGATCTTAAGATTCTATACATTGAACTTGATAGTGCAGTCTATTATAACACAAATGTATATGATGAGACTGATACTTTGAAAGCACAAGTAAGTCAATCATTGACAAATTATGGAAGATCCACTAATTTAAACAGATTTGGAGGAAGATTTAAGTATTCTGACTCTGTAGCAGTTATTGACGACACAAATAAAGCGATTACATCGAATATTACTAAAGTTATAATGCGTAGAGACTTAAAACCTGTCTTTAATTCGTTTGCTCAGTATGAATTATGCTTTGGTAATCAATTCCATGTAAACAAGGATGGTAAAAACATCAAAAGTACAGGATTTACAATTTCTGGTCGATCTGATCTTCTATACTTTACGGATATTCCAAATCCAGACCTAAAAACAGGACAATTAGCAGTTATTCAGTTAGCAGAGGTTGAAGCAGACTCATCTGCTGTTGTTCTTCCATCTGCAGGAACGGTAGATTATGTAAAAGGTGAAATAATCATCAATACATTGAATATTACTAGCACAACTCGTGGAAGTGGTCTAATAGAGATTCAAGCATTCCCAGAATCCAATGATGTCATAGGATTGAAGGATTTATACCTCCAATTAGACATGTCAAACACCAAGATAAATATGGTCAGAGACACGATATCTTCTGGACAGCAAATATCTGGAATCGGATATAGAACAACCTCTAGTTACTCAAATGGTACTATAATTAGGTCATAAAACGAATGATAGAAACCTACAGTCCACTATCTTCTAGGGTTAAGACCTATCAAGTTGTCGGAGATCAAACTCCAGAGTTTGCAAAGGCAGAAAACCCATTACTAGAAGAATTTTTAAAGCAATATTACATATCACAAGAACATCAAGGTGGTTCTCTTGATATTGGGGAGAATATTGACAAATATATTAAAATTGATAACTTAACAAAAGAAGTTATAGCAGGAGTAGCTACTGTTGCGTCTGGTATCAACTCTACAACAGATACTATAACAGTTTCTCCTAATACTAAAGGATTTCCACAGGAATATGGTCTTTTAAAGATTGATAATGAGATAATAACATATACAGGAGTAACTACTAATACATTTACAGGATGCACAAGAGGGTTTAGTGGTATTACAACATACCGCACTGTTAATGACCCATACAATCTAACATATACATCAACTACACCTGCTGAACACGATTCTGGAGCAAGTATACAGAATTTAAGTGCATTATTCTTACAAGAGTTCTATACTAAGTTAAAAGCACAATATACACCTGGTTTAGAGGGTGTTACACTAAGTCCTACACTTGATGTTAACAATTTTATCAAGGAAGCAAGAAGTTTATATGAATCTAAGGGTACTGATGAGTCATTTAAGATTTTATTCAAAGCATTGTTTGGTTTAGAACCAAAAATTAACGATCTTGAGCAATATCTAATAAAACCATCATATGCCAACTATTTGAGAAGACAATCCTTTGCTGTTAGGGTAATATCAGGTGATCCTCTTAATTTAATCGGTCAAACACTATACCAAGACAACGAAGTAGGCAATGATTTAGTAAATGCTGCATCAGGACCTATTTCAGATGTTGTACAGATAAGAGATGACTATTATCGCATATCTGTCTTTATTGGTTTTGATGATAAAGACTTAATTGAAGGTACTTTTGTAATACCAGGCAAAACACAGGCAGTTGGCACTATTGGAATAGGTGCAACTGTAATTACTGTTGATTCTACCATAGGATTCGGAAAAACAGGTACTTTCCAAGTGGGAGTAGCTGATGATTCGTTTTATCAGACATTAGACTATTCAGAAAAGACTGTAAACCAGTTTATTGGTGTTACAACCGCATTAAAAGAAATTCCATCAGCAACTGAGTTATATGCACCTACCTTAGTCTATGGATTTGAAAATAACGACTTAAGTAAACGAGTCAACATGAGATTGACTGGTGTAATTAGTGGTTTTGAGTCTTTACAGAACTTATATGGACTAACTGAGCAATCTCGTATTCAAGTTAAGAACTTAGGAAGATATGTTAAGAACCCACCAACAGATCAGACATATTCACAAGTATTTTTCAATTCTTGGATTTATAACACTAGTGCAAGGTATGAGATAGAGCAATTCTTTGGAACTACCTTTACTTTGAAGGGAAGAATTGACAAATCAAGTTTAAAGAAGAATGATACCGTAGAAGTCGTTATCAGAAACACCCAGACGGTCGTTGCAACGGGTTTAAATGTAAACTTCGTAAATACTGCACTAAATCAGGTAACGCTCTCAGGAACCTTTACAGCAGGGTCTGGTATTGACTATGATATACGAAGAGTACAAGAAAAAGCAAGTAGTTCAACAACTGAGGTCATTGGTGGACAAGATCAGATACTTGCTGATGTAACTAACACTTATATTCTTGATGCTAAGTTCTCTTCAACTAATTTAAAAGAAGGTTATGTAGCATCTAACTCTATTCCTTCATATGACATAACAACTGAAAAAATAACTGCAACATTAACAGATCCTAAGATAGGAAATGCTGATTTTGAAGGATATGATGTTTTAACCAATAGATACACAATTTTATCATTTTCTAGCAGTGTACCCTTTAAAACTGGGGAAGAAATCTCATATGTGCCACGAGGCAACACTACACCGATCGGTGGACTAACTCAAGCATCGTTTTTTGTAGAAGTATTAGCACAAAACAATAAAATCAAGTTATATCAGTCAAGATCGTTTATTCCGTCTGGAATATCAATTGGATTCGTTCCTACAGAGCTTCCTACAGGAATTCATGATTTTGTTCGTGTAGAACAGGCAAGAAAGTCTATTTTTCCTTCTGGATCACTTAAAAGGTTTATTTTAGACCAAAATTTAACTGATGGTACAAAACCAAAGACAACATCCGAACAAACACAAACTGGAACAACAGGAATGTTGGTTAATGGTGTTGAAATTACAAATTACAAATCTGACAAGAATATATTCTTTGGACCTGTAAGATCCTTTGATATAGTCAATGCAGGTGAAGGATATGATGTTTCATTCCCACCTTCAGTCGGTTTTGAGACTAGTACGACTGGTATCAACACTGCTTATGGTAGAGTATCAGTTGCAGGTACTGTTACTGGTATTTTTGTAGATCCTGTCGAATATGAGATTAAAAATGTCGTATCTGTCGATATTCATGGTGGAAATGGATCTGGAGCAAGAGCAGAAGCAATAACAGAACTAGCATACAGATCACTTACTTTTAATGCTAAAAAGTTTGCAATAGGTGGTGATATTGATGTTTCCTCTAATAGATTCATTTTAGACAAAGAACATTTCTATAAAACAGGTGATAGAGTAATATACAATGCAAATAACAATAATCCAATAGCACTTTCTACTAGCACTGCTGTTGGTGTTGATACTGGTCTTGTACAAGGTCAATCTTACTATGTTGGTGTTGCAGCAACAAATATATTCCAAATTTACAGAAATAAGACAGATGCGGTATCAGGTGTCAATACAATAAGTTTTGGTTCTACTGCAGGTGATTCTAACATCGGTATTCATCAATTTAACGATTATGAGACTAAAAGAAGAATATCTAGAATTGCTATAATTGATAGTGGATCAGGTTACACAAATAGAAAAATATCAGTAGATCCTGCAGGAAATATTGGTGGAATCAGCACTGTTAGAGATTTTATCGAATTTCCTAATCATGGATTCAAAGATGGCGAAGTTGTTCATTATAGCACAGATGGAGTTAGAATTACTGGTTTATCAACAACTGCACAGTATCAAGTATTAACAATTGACGATCATAGTTTTAGATTATGTAATTCTGGTTTAGCAACTACAAGACTGCCTGATCAAACAAATTATCTTAATAAGTTATACACTAGATTTGATTCTACTGGTTCTGGATATCAAAACTTCTTTTATCCTGCGGTAACTGTTGATGTTAATGTTGTTACCAGTGATGATGCTAATAGAACTATAGAAGCATTTCCTATTGTTCGTGGTAAAGTTGTTGATACTATCCTTTACGATGAAGGTCGTGATTATGGATCTAATATAATAAACTTTGAGAAAACACCTATTGTAACTACAAATTATGGTGAGTTAGGTCAAATTGGATTAACCATTGTTAATGGTAGGGTAACAGATGCTTTTGTTCAAGCAGCAGGTCAAAATTATGACGGTCCTCCTGATTTAGAAGTTATTGGAGTAGGAACTGCAAATGGTGCTAGACTTCGTGCTATAATGAGTGGTGGATCAATTGATAGAGTTCAAGTTCTAGCATCAGGTGTTGGATATGCATTATCAACAACATCGGTCACAGTTCTCGCACCAGGTAATGCTGCGACATTTTCTAGTAACATTAGAAAGTTAACAGGTAATAAATTTAAGACAAGTAAGACAGTTAATGGAGACTATCTGGGTGCTGTTGAGGGTGGATTAGCAATAGAAAGTGTTGGATATGGTGAGACAGTTAGAACTGTATTTGGTGATGATGGTGCAGGACACTCTCCAATCATAGGATGGGCATACGACGGAAACCCAATTTACGGTCCTTACGGATTTTCAGATAGAGATAATAATCAATCTGGTTCTAGAAGAATGCTCACTTCTTATAAGTTAGATGCATCTAGAGTTAAGAATAGACCTAGCACAACTGTATTTGAGGCAGGATACTTTACAGAAGATTATTACTATGATGCTAGTGGTGATCTAGATGAGCACAATGGTAGATTCTGCAAGACACCTGAGTTTACTCAAGGAATATATGCATACTTTGCAACTGTAGATAACTTAGTCCAACCTGAGTTTCCATACTACATTGGTCATACTTACAGAGGATTCCCAATAGCAGAGAACATACAAGTAGGTAGTAAGATAAAACAAAGCAACTTTGACTTTGAAAACTCAGACTTAGTTAGAAACACAAATCCATACAACATGTTTGGTAGTGGTGTATCATATGATTATGTGGTTCAACCATACAAATCAATCAATAATATTGCTTTCCCTGAGAGAATATTATCTGGATCAATAGACAATATCAAAATTGTCCAACCAGGCGTAGGATACACTGTAGGTACACCGTTAACATTTGACAATGCAGATACTGGAGGTACAAATGCGTATGCTATTGTTAATCAAATCAACGGTCAACCTGTAAGTAAAATTAGCACAATCTTCAATAAGTTTGAGGATATAATATTTTCATGGGGTGGAGGAGATAGAGTTATTGCTCATAGAAAACCATTCCATCAATTAAAGCAAAGTGACTTTGTGCAGGTTTCTGGATTGTCCACTAGTATTACTGGATTAACTGCATCTCATCAAATTAGTATAGTCGATTATTCAACAACTTTACTCGATGATGGATTTGTTGGTGTTGTAACTGATATTAGAGTACAATCTATTGCTCCTACTGTTTCTGTTGGTGCTACAATTGGATTCTCAACACAAATAGTCAATGCAGGTATAGGTACAACTGTTGGTGTTGGATCAGAGACTGCACAAATTTTAAATATATTCCCTGATGATCAAGTATTAAGAATTCGTAGATCAGGTGCTGCAGCAACCACAGGCATTCTTGGTATTGGAGTTTCATTCTTTACAGATCAAGCTATTATACCACTATCAGTTAATTACTTTGAATCTCAACCTGATAGAAAAATATATTTTAACCCTCAAGAATCAGTTGGATTTGGTACTACAGCATCTCAAACTATAACTAGACCCTATCAATACATGGGTGTTACAAAAGATAGATCGCTATTAACAAGAACAATACATTTAGATAATCATGGTTTAGAGACTAATGACGAATTAAGATTCTCGGTTCCCACTGGTGGATCTCAAATTTCTTGTGCTACATCGGCAATATATGCAGGTACATTTAATTTTCCAACTACAGTTTTTGCAGTTAAGAAAACTGAAGATACCATTGGTATAAAAACAACTAAAACTTCTTCTGATATAGTCTTTATCAGTGGAGGAACTGGTAGATATGACTACTTAATTGAAAAAGTAGAACCAGTTAAGGTTACAGGTACAATAGAAAAAATAGCAACCACTATTGAAACTACTGCTGATCATAGTTTAGAAGATGGTGATATAGTTGATTTAATTGTAAAACCAGGTCTTACAACTGGTATTGGTACAACAACATACACTAAATTAAAAGTTATTGATGATTATTTGATTACTAATCCTCTAGAAATTGCTGCATCTGGAATAAACACAACTACTAATAGAATTACATCAAATGATCATAGATTGGTTACAGGTGATAGAGTATTATATTATGGTGCAAATTTACCAGATGGTATTACTCAAAAAGAATACTATGTTGTTAGAATAGATGATAATACAATATCTCTTACAAATACTTTTGCGGAAACAACAGGTGTACCAACACTTGTTAATATAACAAGTCAAGGTGGATCTGGACAGACAATTAACCCTATAAATCCTCAGTTAAGACCTTTCAAAAATAATGATTTAGTCTTTGATATGAGTGATCCTAGTTTAGCAGATTATCAACTAAAATTCTACTATGATACAAATTATTTCAATGAATTTGTTGGATCTGCTACAACTGATAGTTTTGAGGTTGTTGGTGTAAGCACATTGTCAACTGTTGGTATTGGATCTACTATTCCTACTTTTGACAACCCATTCCACCCAACTACAATTCTTAAATACTCAGATACTTCACCAGAATTGTTATTCTACAATGTATTTGGTACAAGTGGTGTAGCAACTACTAAAAACACTGGTGTAGTTAATCAAGGTCAGGTAAAATATGTTGATAGTGGATACACAGGTAAATTTAACATAGTAGGTGTATCAAATACTGAATTTAAAGTTAATCTAAGATTTGCTCCTGAGTCTTTACAATATTCAGATTTTGACTGTGATCAGTTATCATATACAACAAAATCACCAACTGCTAATGGTGGTATATCTTCAATAAGCATTCTTAACCGAGGATTGAACTATGAGTCAATTCCTGGCATCAGTAGTGTTGCAGGATCTGGTTCTAATGCAATATTGATTGCAGAGTCTGTAGATATTAACAGATTAGCAGAAGTATCTGTTCCTGACGATGTTTTTGGTTATCCCTCTGATAATACACTAAAACCAGATGCTTTCATACCTAGAGTTCTTACTATTGCTGATTATTCAACTATTGTAGATGTTAGAGTATCATTTGGTGGTAGAGCATATCTTACTGCACCTCAACTTGTTATTTTTGATAAGTTAACAGGTGAAGTTGTAGAAAGTGGACTTATTACTTGTGAGTTAAGTGATTCTGCTGTTACAAGTGCAACTGTTAGTGTGCCACCTTCGGGATTGTCTGAAAATGAGTTTGGAGTAGCACCTGTAAGAAATAGTAATGGTATTGCTGTATTAGAAGCATTTTCTGACGCAGGTATATTGACATGTAAAATATCCACTCCAATTTTAGGATATAAAAAAGAACCTCTTGCAATAGGTGATTCTATATTCTTAGAAGGTATTACATCATATGATGGTACTGGATATAACTCCGCAGATTATAAATTTACAGCATTCAGAGTTGCTGACTATAATAATGCAACAAACCCAAGACAGGTTACTTTTGATTATACTGGAATTTCTACAAATCCTGGTATAGGTGCAACTGCAATCTATGGATTTGGTAATATAACCAAGTTTGGTAGTCTTGCAACATTTGAAGTTACTAAAGGATTCTCATCATTTGTCCAAAATGAGAAATTTAAGAGAAATACCAATCCTCTTGCTGATGTTAGATTAGACTTTGTAAATGTCAATACAGCGAATATTATTGTTAGTGGTTCTGAGGATTTAGAGACTGGAGACATATTAGTAGGTAAATTGAGTGGATCATCTGCTAGAATTACTGGAGTAGAAGAATTTGATGGTAATTTTAATATTCAAGCATCGGTCAAAACAACAGTTGGTTGGAGAGACAATGTTGGATTAATTAATGATACAAACCAAGTATTACCAGATAATGACTATTATCAGAACTTATCTTATGCTATCGAGAGTCCTAAGACATACGAAGATTTAATTACCTATGTAAACGATGTTGTTCATCCATCAGGTCTTAAAAACTTTGCTAATACTGAAATTATAACAGATGCAAACTTACCAGGTTACAAAGCTGTTGGAGAAACATTCCAACCTGCTGAAGATAAAGGTGGTTTAGTATTAGACTTTATCAATGACCCACTTAGAGTAGATGCAATATATCCATATGACTTAGCAAGAGATTTCCAAGCAGAGGATAACATATCTAAATTTGTAGAACTTAGAAGCACTAGATTAGCAGACTTTATACTAAACAAAACAAATAGAGTATTAATGCATGATGATATTAGTCCTCAGTTTGTTTCTAACGATTCTAATGATTTAAGTCCATATAGAATTGTTGCTAGTTATCCTTCTCCAAGAAAATTCCAAAGATTCTTTACTCAGACAGTTCATCAAGCAGAGGATCCTTCTAAGAACCAGTATCAGTTAAATGAGTTTATTTCAGTAACTGTTGGTGGAGATACATTCTTACTACAAAAATATGAAGCTAAAAATTACGATCAACTAGGTTTCACTACAAGTTATGTTCAGTTTGACACAGATTTCTATGGATCAACAACAAGTCTATTAATTAGACCTAATGAACCATTTGATACTGACTATGATGTTAAAACTTTCCAATCAAACTTCTCTGATACTGTTGGAGTAGGAACTACTGTATTTGGTAAAATTAGACTAGAATCATCAGTTAGCACAGTGGGTGGAGCAAATACACTAGGAGTTGCTCTTACAAGTAATGTTCTTGGTGTTTCTACACTAACAACTCAAGCTGCTGTATTGCAATTTGTTGTAAGTGACCTAACAACTAGTCAAGTTGATTTCTTTGAGTATGCAGCAATGCATAATGGTTCTGACACATATCTAACAGAATTAGCAGCATTTAACTCGAAACAAAATTTAAGTGGTTTATCTTCACCTGAGTTTATTGGAACTATAACTTCTCAGATAGATGGCGGTTTATTAAAGTTTGATTTTGAGAATGGAAGTCAGAATACAGTCGAAGTTAAGTCTAAAATGATTGCTGTAGATCCTGTTGGTCTAGGAACTACAACTTACAGATTTAAGAACTCTGTATTTGACCCAGATGGAACTGAAAGATCTGCTAGAATAGAAACTGTAAGTCAAGCAAAAGCAGGTATCGCTACCGTTTGCGGTATTGCTAGTATTAGAGATCTATCTGTTAAGTCAACAGTTCATGTTGCAATCGGTGATACTCAAGCAATACAACAAATTTACCTATTGACTGATCCATATAATCAGCAAAACTTTATAACTGAATTCCCATTAGCATCAATTGGTGCTACAATGGGAATAGGTACATTTGGATCTACATATAGACCTGACGGTCAAATCAATCTTGAGTTCCATCCATCTGTTTCTGGTATAGTTAGTGTTACTTCGTTTAACGAAATCTTCTATCTCAATAAAGATCCTAACGGTACTTTAGAAGGTATTGGTGAACTTAACTATGGATCTGCTTTTGAAAGCGTTGCACAAGTAACATACTTAGGAATAAACAACAGAGATAGTAGATCA